TTACTGCTGATGAAGAAGAAGGCGTGCGCTATGCAAAAGACAACGACGGAACAATTATTCGCCATGTTGTGCGCATCAGCGGTTTGTATGATACAACTTTGGCAAGTACGCCCGCCTACCCTCAGACAACTGCTTCGGCTCGTGAGATACCCGCTGGTGCTGCTGCGTTGCTTGAATCTGGTGCTGCTCCTCAAGATGTTTCTGCGAATTTGGCAGAGTTAGCGCGTTTGCGTCGCGTTGCTGAGAATTGATAATAAAATTAAAATTATTTATAGTTGTTGTTATATGAATAAAAAAGTAAGAGAATTGTTGGGTACAATCCAGCAAAAAAGTACGCGTTTGTCTGAGATTGTTTCCGCTGCTGACGGTCGTGAAACAAAGGAAATGACAGCAGCAGAGAGACGCGAGGCGTCTCAACTTGAAAGCGAAATTAATATTGCAAAAATGCACTTACAAGTCGAGAATAACCGCGCTTTGTGTGATAATTTGGAAACTCGTGCGCGTGAAGTCGATTTGATTAGATCAGTTCGCGAAAGCGTTGAGAGTAACAAAAAATCATCATATCAGCTTCGCGCTTTTACAAAAGTAAACACGTCTGCCGATGTTACCGCTGGCGGTTTTGCTCCTTTGACCATCGAAGACTTTGTTGCCCCTTTGGAAAAAGGCCTAATTATGGAGAAGGTCGGTTTGCCTGTTTTGACTGGCTTGGCTGGCGATTATTGTTGGCCGAAGGTCGGGTACATTGAATGTACCGTGGCAAATGAAACCGTTGATTTGCAGGATAGCAAAATCGATTTCACGAAGCTGACTCCAAACCCTCAGCGTGTTGGCTTGACAGTCCCCCTCTCTAATCAGTCCGTAATGAAGAGCGATAGCGCTATTCTCAACGTTGTTCGCGCTCAATTACCACAGGCCGTTGTTAGGACCTTGAATAAAGCCTTATTTAGTCCCACAAAAGTTTATACAAATTTGTATGGTCCTATTTGTGAAACTGGTATTTTTAAGGGTCAGTTTGCTGCTACGGCCCCGACTCTTGCCGAGATTTTAGGGATGAAAGCTAAAGTTTTCGGTGCAGGTGTGCAGAATGACGGGACTGCGGCCTATGTGATGACAGAAGGTACAAAAGCTGTTCTGGAAGCAACTCCGACCGGTGCAGGTGGCGGTCGTATGATTGTCGAAAACGATAAAATTAACGGCATTCCTGTTTTCTGTACTGAATTCATCGGTGAAGGTAACGTTTTGTTTGGCGTTTGGAGTTATGAACCCGTTGGACAGTTTGGCGATGTCCGTTTTATTGTAAATCCATATTCAGGAGACACGAGCGATACCGTCCGTTTTACTATCAACAGTGATTGGAGTATGAGCTGTTTGCGCCCTGAAGCTTTTTGTTATATGGCTAAGAAGCCTTAAAATACTTTATTCGTAGTGATGCGCGGTGGTGGTATATATTTTTGAACGCCACCGCGCATTTATTTTTTATTTATTTTATGGGAATATTAAGTCTTTCAGAGTCTCTCTATAGTTGTTTGTCGTCCTCCTCTCTTATTACAGATATAGTTTCTGATAGAATTTACCCCGTTGTTGCTGAGCGAGGATCTAAGTTACCGCTATTGGCTTACCGCCAAACTGGACGTGTAGAGCGTCGCACGAAAGACGGGCGTTCGTCAGGTACTGCAGGCGTGTCTGTTTGTTGTTTTGGCAACTCTTATGATATTGTAGCACGTTTAGGCGATGGCGTAATATCAGCGTTGGCCGAAAGTGGCAGTTATGAATGTTTGGGTATCGTAGAAAGTTTTAACGACGAGTTAGAATATTATTGCCTTGAATTAAGTTTTGAATATTTACAGGATTGATTGATACAGATTTCAGCGGTGTTTATAAACTCCTCCGCGAATTAGATGGGCGCGAGCTTCGGCGCGCGTTGCGGAAAGGCATTAGCGATTGTTTGAAGTTATTGAAGCGTCCTTTAGTGTCCGAGGTGAAGAGCTGGGGACACAACTCAGCAAGGAAATTCCGAGGGCGCTATGGCTGGTTTTATGCAAATCCTTTAAGTCGCGATATTAAAGTAAGCGTTTACCGTAAAGGTGACGGTGGCAGTGTGAGTTTGTTAGATCGTAAAGGCGGAAGTAATAGCCGCGCCTATATTTTGCGTTTTTTAAATTCAGGCACGGCCGAACGTTATCAAAAGGGTGGCCGTCGTACCGGTGCAGCGCGAAGCCGTGTAGGTTTTTTCCAACGCGTTAGTTCTGAAAATTTACGTAAAGCCGAGGCGGAGCTTGACAAGAAAGTGGCAGAAGCCGTGAAGAAGCAAGTATCTAAAAAACGAGGTTGAAAAAGTCTATGAAAATAACGAATTTAAGTGAAATAAAGTCCCATTTAAGGATTGAAAGCGATATTGAGGATAGTCTGTTAGAATCTTACGGAGATGCAGCCGAAGCGATGGTAATTCGTTACCTCCGTCGTCCTGTGTCTGAATTATGCGCGTCTTTTGGTGGCGGACAAGTCCCCGCGGATATTCGTTTGGCTGTTTTGCTGTTGGTCGGTCACTTTGTTAAAAACCGCGAGGCGAGTAGTACGCAGCAGGTGAACTCTTTGCCTTTCGGAGTATCAAGTTTGCTAAGTCCTTTTGTACGATTGAGTTTAACCGAAGAAGAATAAATTATGTATGCAAGCGGAAGATTTAACAGACGCGTGGAAATTCTTGAAATGTTAGTAAGTAGGACGAAGACAGGCACTCAGTCCTCCCGTTGGGTAGTTTTGGGCGAGCGTTGGGCTACTGTTTCATACATTTCTGGAAATCGTCGGGATGATAGCGGTGAAATGTTTTACACTCAGAAAGTGCGTTGTTTTATGCGCTTTGATGGTCGTATAAACGAGCGGATGCGTATCCGCGTTGATGGAATTGTTTATGCGGTGACAAATTTAGTTAAAGACTTCAGCGAAGATATTTGTAACTGTGATTTGGTTCGTATTGAAGAGCATTCTGCTACTTGATTTTATTAAGTTATATATTATTTTTAATTAAAGTGTTTTTTTGTTATGGGTGTAGGTAAAGCCTCTAAGATAAAAGGGAAAAAGATGATGATTTTTGTAGATGGCAAAGCTATTGCCCTCTGCACAAATAGTACCCTATCTATTTCCGTCGATACGGGAAACAATAAAACAAAGGATGACGGTTTTGCAAGTTCTCCAGAGCCCACCGGAATGTCTTGGGATATGAAAAGCGAGAATTTCGCAAGTTCTGACGCCTCTAGGACTTTGGACCAAACGAGCAGCGCATTAGCCGAGATGTTATTAACTCAACGTTTAGTAGATGTTGCATTTGGTATACCGAGCAACGCGAGCGACGGAGAACTCCCCGACGTTGGTTGGACCGCCCCAAAAACCGACGTGTACACAGGTAAGGCCTATGTAACAAATTTTGAAGTTACTGCCGATGTAGGCGATTATGCAAAGTGTTCAATTACTCTGACAGGCGTCGGAGATTTGAAGTTAAAGAAGGTGTAATTTTGTAGTTGTGTTATAGATTAAGTATTTTGTTGCGTTGGCGTTTGTGGTGTTTTGCTATATTTTCCCTCATTCGCTAACGCTTTTTATATATCCTTTTTATGTTAGAAAAGAAAGTTAAAATAAACGGTCGCGAATATGCTTTTAAGATGAGTTGGGGCGCAATGTATCTGTTTGAAGAAGCAATGGGTGGCGCGTCCTTTGACGGAGAAAAATTGATGCACCGGCATTTAATGATTTGCTGTATATTAGGCGCGTCGAATCCAGACGCTCCGCTAACTTTTGATGAACTAGGTGTCGCGCTAGATGCAGATCCATCGTTAAGCATAGAATTAACGGAAGTTTTAGTTGAAGTTTTACAAGATTGGAGTTCCGCGTTATCTCGTGAAAAAAAAAAAGGGACGGAAGCGAAGGAGGACGCGCGTTGAGTGCGCGTGAGTTGTATGCTATAATCGTCGGTGAAGGCGGTTTTTTACCTTCTGTTTTTTTTAGTATGCGCCCCTGTGAGGTTTACGATTGTATGGAAGGCATCCGCCACCGTGATCGTAGTCTCTGGGAAAGTGCAAGGCTTTTGGCCGACGTGATATATAAGAGCCACGGAG